CCTTGGCAGGGGTCCAGTATTACTTTGAGCTATCTGCTACATACACATTTTACTAGTTAGGAGGTGTCTTGTTGGGATTCAATGACAGGAACCAGTTGTTGGCGGAAATCGTCTCAACACCTAACACCTCGTCGAAGAAGCGGAGAAATCCGCGTCCTAGACGTAGGATCAGGATGAGTGGTGTGACTAAGGCCTTTTTTCAGACCTATCACACGACAGACCTCAACCCCCCAAATCCTCCGACAACGGTCGTCTTCAATCGTACCGCGAGTTCTTTCACGCGTTACGAGATGATGAACGATGTTGTAGGCAATAAGGGCGGCGAGAATCCTGTAGACTATGTAATTGTGCAGAGTATGCGCGGTTCTCGAGTCGCTTTCACGTATTCCACTAACGATGGCACCCAGTATGGGGGCTCTGGTTATGGACCGTGGGAAGAAATCGAGTTCGGGCATATCCATGGGAAAGTTCCTGTGGTACAATTCTCCAATCTTGGTGACCAGGCAACTCGTGCTGTTCAACACATCACGACCCTAGTCCCTACCTCTGTCCTATTCCCAAACTTCATATTGGAGTTGAAGGACTGGAAAGATCTTCCTGACGTCATGAGACGTCTAAAGACCAATTGGGAGCTTCTTGCTTCCTTTGGTACGGCCATTCGGCCAAGATCTATCCGAAGGTACCTCGAATGGTTTAAGATTCCTCGCATCCGCAAGGAATTGATCGCCTTCATCACGGGGAAGAAACTCGCAAATGCGCATCTCATGAAGGAGTTTGGAATAGACCCCTTCATATCCGATTTGCGTAAACTCTTCTCTATCCTCGACAATATGGACAAAAAGATTTTGTTCCTCAAGTCTCAGATAGGGAAACGGTATCGTGCTGGCTATAGGGAGGATATCCCGACACCGGCGGGGTTAAATACCACGACGTTTGTCGGCACGACTACTTTAGAGTGCGAGTACTATCGAGCGCAGTTCAATGTTTCTATGGAAGTCAGTCACGACATCCCAGAATTGGACTCCCTTGGTAGTAGGATCAAGGTTGCCATGGCAATGCTGGGTCTTAACAACCCAGCCGCCGTCATCTGGGAGGCTATTCCTTACAGCTTCCTGGTCGACTGGTTTATTAATGTACAGGATCTTGTGGCTCAGTTCGGCACACTCCCTTTTCTAACAGGGAAAATTACCGTCCATAAAGTCAGCACGTCTGTACACCAACGAGCTACGATTGCTCATTATATCGATGTTTATGGTAACAAGAAGGTCCTTCTGGACCGTTACAATTTGCATCGGTTTTGGCGCAATCCTCTATTGCCAACCCTTTCATTTCTTACGCTCAAAAGTGCATTAACTGATGACCAGCTGTTGCTGGGAGTAGCTCTCCTTCGGCAAAGATTGTCGATTTAGGAACTACGGCGCTGGGGACACCCCGAGCATGCTTACATAGGAGGTTCTCTCATGGCACTTGCCTCAACTCAAACGTTACCCAACGTTGCATCTGTTAACCATGACTTCGTCACGGTTAACGTGCTCGGTACTACTGTTACGCGGATTGATCAAACCACTACTTTGGCGAATCCGACGACCATGCTCATTCGTCATCTGACGAGAAAAGCTGGGACTGTCGTCATCGACAAGCATACGGTTTCCTTCCGCAAGACTGGTACCGACGCTGTGACAGGCGCGAAAACTGATGGTATTATTACCCTCAGTATCGAGCTTCCGCAGTCGGGCGCTGTGGTAGCTGCTGATGTTCAGGATTTGCTCGCATATATGCGTGCATTTCTTCCATCTGCAGCGCCGGCCGCTAACTTCGCCAGTTTGCTACTGGGTATGTCATAGTGACATAACTGCGGTCTAGGGCATGGTTCTTTGAGAGACCTCTCGGAGAGCCTACCGTTATGGATGCTCTGAAAAGCCGAGAGCAGTTACTGCTCCTATTGGTATCAAACGTTCTGTGTGACATAGCAGACGCGAGCCCAAGTATCCAGAAGACTATCGCGCGCGATATCAAAACCTTAGAGGCTAGATTCGCACACGAAGGTTTCCAATTTTTGACCATTGCCCTCCCTCGTTTGGGAAAGGCTTTGGAATTTGCTTTGGAAACTGGTGCACTTCAGAGAATAGAAGGATTTAGGACCCTTCGACACTCCGCCGCAATCCCGGCATTCCTGTCGGGTATGTGGTTGCAAGTCTTCACGATGCAGGGTGTTCTTCGACCGGATGCTTCTCCGGAAGCTATCCGCCATCTACGCCAGGTGGCGTATTTGGTCTATAAGTACGAGATTCCTTTCTCGGAGAGGGTATTAAATGAGTTTCAACAAAAATTCATTGAAACCGATCAAGCGATTCCCGATGATGTTCCTGATGGCATTGATCGCGTTTTGCGTTTCAACGTCCGTCGGGTTCTTTTTGGGATCTTCGAGGGATTTAATCCTCGGAACATTCGACCAAAGCACGGTCCAGGAGCCGTCTCCACTGGTGAGAAGCTCGAGGGAAAGTGGTGCTTTAAACGGCTCTACGACTCTCTTCACCAGTGTTACCCCTACTACGAATACTTCGTTACAGGGGTATCCGAATTATGCGACCGAATCAAATGGTACAAGCAACTCGAGCGAGTTCCCTCCGGAACTACGAAGGTTGTTTTTGTGCCAAAAGATTCTCGAGGTCCTCGCGTCATCTCTAGCGAGCCTCTTGAGTATATGTTTGCTCAACAGGGGCTTGCAACGGAGATTGTTGATCTGCTTGAAAAAGGCAGTTCACTTACTCGAGGACGAGTCAACTTCACCTCGCAGTTGATTAATAGGCGTCTTGCTTCCTTATCTTCGGAGACGGGGGCGTATGCCACTATTGACTTAAGTGAGGCTAGTGACCGAGTTCCCAAGTGGGTCACAGACTTCTTCCCTAAGGAATTAGCCCGATTCATGAACGGAACTCGATCGACTCACACGGTTCTCCCAAATGGAGAGCGCATTGAGCTTAAGAAATTTGCACCTATGGGGAGTGCCATGTGCTTCCCTGTAGAAAGCGTTTTCTTTTACGCTGTGAGTGTCGCAGCTGTCATTGGTTTGGCACCTTTGACTCGTGAGACGGTTAAGCGCGCCGATTGTTTTGTATATGGGGATGATATAATTGTCCCCGTTGAACACTACGAATCGGTTTGTGCGGCGCTCGAACTTTTTGGTTTAAAAATAAACCATCAGAAGAGCTTTCGCAAGGGCCAATTTCGAGAGAGTTGTGGTATGGATGCCTATAGAGGCATCGATGTTACTCCTATCAAGATACGGACCCCATGGTCAGGCAGACCTTCAGATGCTAAATCCCTCCTTTCGTGGGTAGAGTATTCGAATAGCTTGCGAGTACGCTATCCTAGGACGGCTGACGTGATACGTCGAATGATAGAACAGACTTACGGTCGCATACCGTTCGGACTGTCAACATCCCCATTCCCGTGTCTCCAGGTTCAATCTGCCTTCGAGGCGGAGGCTGCAAATGTAGCTTCCGGATTCAAATGGCGATGGAACGAGGGTCTCCAACGTATGGAGTTTCGAGTCAAAACGGCGCGTTTACGAACGCGAGATTCGTTGCTTCAGGGTTGGAACCGTCTGATGTGTGATTTACTCACGCATCATAGTGCTTCGTCTGAAGTAGTCGTCCCGAGATCGACTCTAATCCGTCCTCGGTGGTGTACGGTCTAACGACCATTACAAAATAG